CCTGTTGAACCTGTTGGCCCTGTAGCACCAGTTGCCCCAACTCCCGTAGGGCCAGTTGCTCCCGCAGGGCCAGTAAGACCAGTCGGCCCAGTCGCTCCAGTTATTCCCGTAGCTCCAACAGGGCCAGTTGCTCCAGTTGCTCCTGTTGCACCTACAGGGCCAGTAGATCCTGTGAGTCCAGTAGGGCCAGTTGCTCCTGTCGGGCCTGTGGCTCCAATAGCTCCAGTAGCCCCAATTAAACCTGTAATACTAAAATTCCAAGCATTATGTGATCCGCTACCAACGGCTAGATCAACAGTAATAATCATAGTCCCGCCACCTACATAGTTGGCATAACCTTCCATGTAGTAGGTTGGAGTATCAGAATGGATTGCTCTTATTCTATCACCAGTAATAAATGCACCAGCGTAGCTACCAATTAAAGTAAATGTTTTAAGACCAGTTCCAATAGTAATATTTGAAGTAGAACTTACTCCAGAATATCCCAGCCCAGTTGCACCTGTAATACCAGTAGGGCCCGTAGCACCTGTAGGGCCAGTTGCGCCTGTGATACCAGTAGGGCCAGTAGCCCCCGGGAGTCCTGTGGGGCCAGTAAGTCCCGTGGCTCCTACTACACCAGTTGCACCCGCTGGCCCTGTAAGACCAGTAGCTCCCGTAGATCCAACAACTCCTGTTGCTCCAATCGGGCCTGTAGCTCCTGTAGGGCCAGTAGAACCAATAACACCTGTGGCTCCAGTAGGGCCAACTAATCCGCTAGGGCCAGTAGACCCAGTAGCACCCGCTGGCCCTGTAGCACCAGTAATTCCAGTTGGGCCAGTAGCACCAGTCGGGCCCGTAGATCCCGTGGCTCCTGTTGCTCCAGTAACGCCCGTGGCTCCAGATGGCCCCGTTGCTCCCGTAGGCCCAGTTGGGCCAGCCATACCCACATACAAGGTCACTACATTACCTCCGCTAGGAGGATTCACGTCCACAATATTTGCGGCATTAACACTAACACCAACCAAGTTCGCACCTTGCGGTGGAACTATATCAACCAGATTTGGTGGATTAACTGGCGATATTACTTCTGTTCCCATTTTACGAAAGAGTTACAGACTCAACAATATCACAAAAACCTTTGATAATATGCGTAACTCCTCCAGATAAAGAGATCCTAATATCGTAACGATAACGATTGGGAGGGATCGCTACAGATGCCGAAGCTGGCAATGATACCTTGATATACCCATCAGTAGCAGGGCTATGTTTGGTAATTGTAAAAGAAGCAAGCGTGGTAGTATTCCAGTCTTGCTTAATCTGCGCCGTGATCGTAGCACTCGTCAAATCCACAGGATTTCCAGAAGAATCCTTGTAAATCAAGATAAAGGAAAAATCGCTCCCCTGCTCAATAGCATTACATTCTGTGAGGTTAAAAATTCCTGCTGACATAAATCTTATTGTTAGTGGCTATAAGCAGTTTGGTCAATGGAGATTTCTGTTATGCCGTGATGAATCTCAGCATGGCAGTTTTTGCAGACAAGAATGCACTTTGCGACCTCTTCTTCAATAACTGGCATTGGGCGAAGATAGGATTGAGAAATTTGAAATTTCTTTTTTGTTGGATCAATGTGGTGAAAGTCAAGACACTTGGGAGATTTATCATATCCGCATATTTCACATTTGTTCCCACGAATAGATTTAAAGTGTCCAGATATATCTCTGTTCTTAATATAGTTTTTTCTCTTTTCAAGATATGCTTTGTGATTTTCTGGATTTCGGAATTTCTGAACAGTAGAATGACACAAGCCAAACTCTCTTCTGACTTCAGAGTTGCTGTGACCAGCCATCAACATTGCGATAATTTTATCTCTTTCTTCTTGAGTTAGCCTTTGTCCTTTTAATCTTTTTCCCTGACTTAAAGCATTCTTTCGAGTTTTTTCACTTACATGATATTGCACACTAGACTTACCTACGCCAACGATTGTTGAAATCTCCCGTGTAGTAAGTCCGTTCTCATGGAGTCGGTGTATTTTCTCAATAATATTTTTCGGTATTTTCTTATTCATAAGGACAGAATCATAGAAATCATACGGACAAATGTCAACATGAAAGCAAAGAAAAAGCCCGTCAGATTTCTCTGACGGGCTTCTCTTGATTAGCTACAGATTAAGAATACGAACATCCAGCAAAGGACAGATCGTATGGGCATCTGCGGTGAATTACGGCGCGACCCAAATAAGGAGCAATCGGGCGGCTACCAGACTGGAAGATTGCCAGCCAGCGACCGATCTTACCGAGCGGGTTGTTCACGGCATCACGGATGTTGAGCCAGAAGAACTGTCCGCTGTAGTAGTACGGATAGTCATCGAATGGCGCACCAGGGATGTTCGGGCCAACCTGCTGAACGCTCTCCTCGTACACATCGGGGTGGAAGATGTACGAAACCTCGTAGGGGGCGACATTGTAGGCGGGATTAACCTCCCAAGTGTAGCCGTTAGAGGTGGCAGACTGGATGTAGGGGTAAACCTGTTGCCAGTTGTTGCCGCTGAACGTGAAGCGGGGAAGCTCCAGATCAATCATGTGGTAGAACCCAGCGAACGAACGCTCGACACCGAGAGGAGCGATAAGCTCGCTAGGGGTGGCATAGCGGATGTCCTGACGGAGATCAGCGTTGTTACGGAGCAGATCGCGGCTCGTCTCAGGGCTGGTGATCAGACCAAGGACGGGAACGCCGTTCTCTTTACCGAGGGCATTGTGACCAGCACCATCGCGGATAAGCTGAACACGCAGAACATCAAGGAGATCCTGCGAGAGCTTGGCGGTAGGGGCGGGGATTGCGTTGCCAGTCGCGCTGTTGTACAGAGCGTTAGGAACGGTCGTGCCATTGATGGTAGCGGACTGATAAACAGTCTGGCTGACATCACCAGCAACGAGCTTTCCAGCGATACGCAGGAACTCCGAGCGGCGGCGGTTATCAAGGACGGTCTTGGTCAACTGGGTAAGCTGATCGACAGTCTTTCCAACCTGTGCCTCAATCTGGAACGCAGTCTTCAGATCGTCCAAGCAGATGCAAGGAGTCTGATAGCTCTGGGTCTGCAACTGCCAAGTGCGAAGGGTCTGACCAAACGCGAGGCTGTTAGGAACAGGATTGCAACCAGTAACGTTGTTAGGATTGCCGAGGCCAGAAGACGTGGAGACGTTCGACCAAGTGTTTTCAAAGTTACCCGAAAGAACGCGCTCAACCGTGACTTCCGTCAGGGTCGTACCCATTCCGAGGGGGAACTTACCAACACGGACGAGGCGACCCCAAGGGCCGTCAACCGAGTAACGCTCGTAGATATCGACGTTGAATCTATTCGTCTCCCTTTCAAAAATATCGTTCACTGTGGAACAAGAGATAGTAGATGACATAATTATTAAAGTAATTAGAGTTTATGAATCCATCGTCGTGATAGATTCGTTGGTGAAGGCGGCGAAACTTCAATACGCCAAGTTTATTTAGGGCGCGACTCCCAATACGCAAACCAAGCCCTACAACAAAACTATAAATTATGTCAACGACTTTTTATTTATTTATCCAACAATCAGGCAAAACATAAATGTCTTTAGTATGCTTTCTCCTGTTCCAAACCATTGGAATAACTTGCAAATTAAGATGATGATGCCATCCACCCTTGTCTAACGGAACAATATGATCAACCTCAAACTTTACTCCAAATCTTTTATACAAACGTTTGCATTGATCCGTAAGAACTTTTTCTAGCTTAAAATTATGTTCTGGATGAAGTCTTTCTTTTAGAATGGCCCTGCGTTTTGATCTAGCCATTCTTCTTTCAGCTAGATATGAATCACGATCTTTTTGGATTCTTGATTGAATCATTTCTTTTACTTTTTCTGGGTTGTTCTTTTTCCACTCCCTAGAAACAGCATTGACATACTCCTTGTTCTTCTGCCTCCACTCTTTAGCAAGTTGAGCTTTTCTACCTGGGTTTTTATCGCTCCACTTTCTATTGCAAGATGCAACTGCATCTTTGTTTTTCTTGTAATACTGCTTGCGCTCAACCTTGTTTCTATCGCGCATTGCGGCAAGCTCCTCTGGAGTTACCCACCATTCAGTTCCTCGTCCCGTGTAGTTGCGGAACACCATGCCGTCCTCTCTCACATCACCGCGCTTGTATTTTTTTTTCATGCCTACAAGATGGCATCAATGATCTATTCTGTCAATGACACATTTGCGTTTGGATAATTTCTTTTTAACCAATTCAAATCCTTTCTGTCTGGGTTCTTCTCATACCATCCTGCTTTCCCATGCACATTAGAAATCGAATAAAAGAACTCCTCATACATTGCTCCCACCTTCTCTAATGTAAAGTTTAGCCCCCATTGACGGCAGTTTTCTGGCTTGATGGTATGTATGTTTTCCATTGCCCAAGTGATATGCTCAAAAGTGCGGCAACGATAACCCGTGATCCCATGTAGATTTAGTTCCCCAAAGCAAGCCCAGTCTGTGCTGATAACTGGAGTTCCTGATAGCATAGCCTCTATCTGTACTCCTCCGAATGGTTCTCCGTAGGTAGTCAGCACAATCTGTCCACGGGCTTCACTCATAAGCTCTTTGCGCTTCTCTGCATCTGCATATCCTACCATCTCCACATGGGGCGGCGGGTTATCAAGACTACCCTGCCCAGCTACCTTTAGCTTTACTCCTATGGCTTGTGTGGCTTCAATGGCTATATTGAGTCCCTTATGAGATCCAAGGCGACCAAGGAAAAGAAAGTAATCCTGCTTGATTGGCGAGTAATCAAAGTCATCTAGGTCAAAGTAGTTTGGGATCACGGCATCATACCAAGACATTGAGTATGGCTTATTGACGGCATCCATTCCGTAGTAGGCAGACATGAGGTGCTGACTCTCAAAGACCTTATAGGGAGCAAAGATGCCGCCTCCGTAGCCGATCCCTGGCTCCACGACAATCATATCTGGATGAGCATCTGCAATAGCCTTGTGTCCCCATCCCCAGAAACATAGCAAGAAATCTCCCTTTTCTTTGCGTGAACCTATCTCTCGTATGCAGTTTTCGTAAAAATGTGTGTAGGCCGAGTCCTCTAGGTCGTACTTGAATGTAGTGGATCGCCAGTTGTAGTTGCCATATGCCTCCTCTAACACGGCATCATTGGTGACTGCAATGTTCTCATCACACTCTACTTCGCTTTTATCATGCCCATAGTGGAGGATGGTATGCCCACGGGCTTTCATCATCTTGCAGAACTTCAATACCTTCTGCGTGAATGCACAAGCCACATAGTCCTTATGCGTGATGGTGTGCGGCACACCAAGGCAATGAAATCGAAACTTCATCGTGAGGCAATCAAAGCATTGATCTTCTCCACGTTCTCTAGCGTGATTTGTTTCGCGGATAGCTGGATCACATTCCAGCCACAGAATTGCGCCTCGTTCAGCTTCTCATAGTCTCCCACGATTCCGTATCCCCTTCCATGCCTCCCGCCGCTCCAGATGCCTCCTTGTAGCTCAACTGCCACCTTGGACTCAAGATGAGCAAAGTCAAACCGCCATTTACGGACTGGATGGAAGCGATGCTCTTGAACTAGCTCTGGCCCGTTAAGCAACCCCCACAGGAGTCGAAACTTTTTTTCCAGTACGCTTTCCTTTTTTGGGGGCTTTGATCCATCCGCTTTGGATGAGGGACTGCTTGACTTGTCGCTTGAGTCTTGAGTCACTTCCTGCGGAGATAAGGAT